CTCTTTCAAATACTTACAGGGCTCACCATCCTTTACATGTGCACAGTCAAGCGTCGTATTGCAATATCGACAACTGATTTTCCACTTTTTGAAGAATGGATAAACATCTTTCTTCGCAGGGATATACCACGCCCTTACATCCTCATCCCAGTTGGCACCCATCTGTGCAACTTTTAGCCGTTCGCTATAGGAACACACTATATATGTCATGCCTTCCTTCCTACTTTTGTTGACGCGCTGCACAAGTCGCGCCTCTTCAGCGCGCCAACGGTCCTCATTTATCTGTTCCCAGAGATAATCATCCTGCGATATGTAACCACCTGAATACATCACTCTTGTACCGTTAGTTCACGTATGAGCAAAAGTCAATTTTTTAATAGGCAAACATCATGCCACCACGACCGCCATAGACGCGAAAAATATTGTAGGTCTCTGCCCAGACATTTATTAAATATCGCGGCATTTTCGAACCAGCCGGCTGACCAGCATAAGGTGCGAGAGCCAGTGACAAGTTTATTATAGGAATCTTGTCCAGATTTGCTTGTCCACAGTGTTGACTGGCTGCCAAGAAACCGGATTGAAAGGCAAAGGGCAAATTATAAATGTACCGATTCACCCACGGCGTTTTTCGCTGCTCTATTGCAGGTATTAAACTCCTAAAAATAGAGGGAGAGGCCGTATTATAACGGTAAATGGACCCCTCGTAAATGAGAGAGATTGCCGAAATAGGCTCCGAATTACTGTAGGTGAATGCGGGGACCATTTCCTGGTGCACTCGCGTGCCTATTTGCGTGGCGTTCGGCCACCACGGAGTCGGCAGCCCAGCCGTCGAATCAGACAAGTCGCGTGTAGTCAAAAAAGGTGCATTATAATACGGCGTCTCAAATCTCTGCGCGTAAAAGAAGATATTCCGTGTAGGATTTGGAATACGTAAATAACAATTCACAGTGTCCGCCCCTAGCGTATCGACCTGGTCAAAGGCATAATGCTCTATAATCGGAATTTGAATATCTGAAAGGCGAAATCTGTTTGCCTCTGGTCGGTCCAAGTAAATGTACTCTGCCATAATATACGTTTCAGGCCCCAAATAGGCAAGTTCGCCGGCAGTCTTCTGTTTAATAAGAGGGACCGGCGAAACTTTCTGATTCACTCCTGGAAATCCGCTCAAGCCCGAAATATCCGTGCCACTTGCGTCAGAATAGTAAAAGGGTGAGCCTACAAGAGGAAAATAGGCCTCACCACCTGCAGGAGTCGACGTCAAGCCAGATGTATCACGTTGAGCAGTACTTGTATAGAGTGTATTCAGAGCCGAAAAGGAAATAGAAATCTTTACAGGGTCTGCCTGCAATGCATCTATAGGAAGAAAGGCGCCGGCGTCACCGCTGCTAAACCAGAAGGGAAGATGAGTAGTCGCCTTAGCCACCGTATCGCGCCCTGCCCCGCGACCTGAACGAAAGTTGCTCGAGTTCCTCTGCAATAGTTTATCAACCGAACTCACTTTTTCGAGAGGTGTATAGAACTCATCCATTACTTCGAGAAGTTGCCCGTCCAGTACTTCCACACGCGTACCACCTATTTCCAGAGTTGCAGTATTAATCAAGGCGTGGCCAAGAGAATTTGTCCAACTAAATGCCGGCCCTACAAATGTTTTTGGCGGAACCTGTTCTGCACACCAGGCCTTGGCAGCAAGTTGCCGGCTGGAAATGTCTGGCATCTCTGAAACAAGATAGAGGCGCGAAATAAGATGCCCCTTTCGCGGAAGAGTAATCACAGAAGTATTACCAAGGCTGGGAAGAGTATCAAAATCCAGGCGAACCCATTGAGTTGTAAAACGCCCCGCGCGGACAAATACTTTTACAAAGTAGGAATTATTCGGCCGCCCCTTTTGGCAAATAAAACGGGCATCTTGAACACCCCCGTACACAACTCGTAATAGAGCTGCAACCATTCTTTTTAAGGGTTAGAGGGAAACCTTAGACCAAGAGAATCCCACATACAATCAGCAACACCCCCAGAAGCTGCGACCACGTTATAGATTCGCCCATACTAACCCCCAGTACAGTGTTAGAAACGGATGTAAGTGCATTCCAATAGTTATTTACCCGAAAGAGTTTTTCCTTTCGCAGAGCAGCTTGAAAGAAATAGACGACACCTCCATAGCCAGCTATTCCAGCGAAGATGTTTCCCGGAAGATTATCTTTTGCAAAAAGTTTCAAGTTATAGTCGGCAAATGTCTCGAACAAGGCCATAACCGCCGCATATCTGAAAGCAGAATCATCCAAGATTGCCTCCATCTCCTGACACGGTGTAAGAAACTTCGGCCCCCTTATTAAATGGAACCTCAGACAGGGGGGGCAATACAAAAAATCATTCATCAAATATGGATTGGCAAAAATCCCTTGCCAACAATTTGGATGGATACGGTGAAAGACTTTGCAGAAGCGCACGGATACAAATATAGGCTGTGGAAGGATGCGGATATTAAGAGCCTTCATATGGACTCGATTCCTGGCCTCTCCGCCGTATACAAAAGTTTTGGAGAAGAACTCGCAGGTAGAGCCGACATTATTCGCATGCTGGTCCTCTACAAAGAGGGAGGGCTGTACATTGACGCAGATACTGTTATTCTGAAACCAGAGCAATTCAACGAGTTTTTAGAGAAGAATAAGGCAAGCGTCTTTTTTGGCTGGGAAGAAATCCCTCACGCACGGATAAAAAAGCTGGATGTGGATGCCGCCATAAAACGTTCTAAGCGAATGGTTGCAAATGGAATTATTGGCGCAGAAAAAGGCCACCCCTTCTTCAAAGAGTTGTTAGAGGGCGTGGTAAAAAATGCAGAGGGCGATAAAGAATCGCAGGCTTGGAAGGCAGTTGGTCCGCACTATGTTACTCGCAAGTACAGGGAAACACGCAAAAAACATCCAGGTGTTCACGTGTATCCTATGAAATATTTCTACCCTAGGCACTGGGCTGGAATCAAAGACCCGCGCCTGCATGAAAAGGTGCGCGTTCCGAAAGAAAGTATGATGTTTCAATACGGATATTCCACAAACTCTTTTGCCAAATACTTTAAGAAGCTCGCTGCACGCAAGACGCGGCGGAACTAAAGGCCCAATACTTACTAAAAGTATATGACAGCTGCAGCACTTCTACCATACGAGGAACTCCCCTCTACTACTAATACTAGGGAAGCGCAAGTAAGTTGTAATATTATACTGATTATTACTATTCTCATTGTATTGGGGGTAGTTGTTGCGAAAATCTTCCTTTAAGTTCCCCGCCATTATCAGTAGAAGAGCCCATGTTTTCCGATATAACCAAATTCAGTACTACTGGAGATTGGTTATATTTAGTAACTGCCGTTTGTCTCATCGATTTTGTCGTCATCATGTTGGCAAAGTATCCTGGACGCGACCCCTATTTCAAGGTAGGGCAACTCAATGAATGGTACGATCGCTTCGGCGTCTTTGCGGTTGCCTCGGATGTACTCAGCATTCTGATTGGCATTTTCTTTGCGCGCTATATTTACTCGGCGCTCGGCCTGAATAACCCCCTATATTTTGTGGCGATTCTGTTGGCCTTTCAACTGGCGCATGACATCTTCTTCTATATCGCTGTTATTCAGCAACTCCCTGCAGGCCATAATCAGATGATTGACGTATTCAAGGCATATGGGGCAGAGAATGGGGCGAAAATATTGGTCTCAGATGCTCTGATGATGCTGGGAAGTGTAGGGGTGGCTTCATATCTGAAGTCGCTTCCGGCACAATACACCATAGGGACCTTATTTATTACTCTCTATTCTATTTGCTATAGCGTCTTTACACAAACACCCTAACGGCGCCCGCCACTCTGCCCACCCTTGCTGTTACATAAGAAGAACGTGTAAAAGGGGTAATAGAAGTAGGGGAATATGAAGGCCAGTACAAGATAGAGAATCGTGAGGGGCATACCAGTACCAACGTTCAGATTGTATCTGTACGATTGTGTTGCCGCCCCTGCCGCAAAAATGACCAGCCAAATAAAATAGAGGCTGATGCCGATGACATACCCTGATTGATATCCGTCAGATTCAGTGGCATCATCCTCCTTCTTGCTCTTTTTCTCCGGGGAAGCAAATGATTCTTTAACGGTGTTTGCAACAGCACGGCCAACAGAATCTCCTGCACCCTTGACAACTTTCACGTAATTGTTCACAAGGTTGCTCATTATATTTAATAGAGCGATTTTAATCCTCAAATACTGCATTGGCCAGGCCATTCTCGAAGCGCATCCAGTTAAGAGCTATACAGAATACTTTCACTTCCCACGAAGAATCTTCTAGACCTGCAGGCGGTTTCACATTCAAAGTAAGACGCAGCGAATTTACGCGACTAGCATTTATGGAACCAGAGGGTTGATGTTCCCCAGGATGTTTTGCAAAACTATAGCCATAGATGAAGCGCGAATAAGAAGCAAAGCCGCCTTTGTGTGCGGCAGAGATGCTCTGCCTGAAGAATTGTTCATCTGCCTCACAGAGAACAGTGCCATTTATTTGAATGGCAGCAGAATCTAGTAGAGGGTCGACCGGAAAACGAGCATTGAATTCAGATTCCACAACACTGCTATAATTCGTCCACTCGTTATTATTCTGTACAGCCTTTCGCCGCACAAACCATATGATTTCCTCTATAGGATGATTTGCCTCTAGAGGAAGCTGTATTTTCACTATATTCTCCTTGGCGCCAACGGAATATTTCATTGGCTCTTGGAAATAAAAAGTCTGGAGTTCCCTGTGAAGGATTTCAAAAGGATTACGCAGCATTCTGGAACGAAGTTCACCTTCTACAACCGCTCCATAGCTAAGAAGAGTTACAGATTTGAAGGGGGGTGGGGCGACACTCCAATCACCTATAACTGATTTCCAAAGATAAGAACCATAGTTTGCAGTATAAGAGGGAATATCTTTCACACCTGTTGCAGGGTTTGTTCTCCATCCCGCAGCCCCGTCCCAATAATAGATTTTTCTTGAGAGAACCGGGTCGAAAAAAGCAATATTAAAAGGGGGGGGTGCAGGTTGCCAAGATGCAGGGGCCGGATTCCAAGTATATGACGAGGAAATATGAAGATTGGCTGGTAGAGCGAGTTGATTTGCCCAGACGCCCTTTCTTCCATTATAGGACCAGTTATAGGATATTCCATTGGCAGCCGTATAACTGAAACTGAAGGGAGGAGGTACATCCCAATTTCCAGAGTTCTGATACGAATCGAAGGTCCATGTACAAGTAGGAAATGCGAATTCAAATTCCGTATTCAGAGGCGTCGCATCACATGAACTACGTTTTCCTGACATTATGCGAACACATTCTTGGAATGGTCTCAAAGTAATATTTATTTTAACGTGGCCCTCCCTTATTGCCGTCATTGGAAGTGCCTCTTTCAGCCCCGCTCTTCCAAAAAAGAAGGGAAGGGGACAAGTGAGCAGGCCATTCTCTACAGGGTACGTTGCAGGGAGGCGGGCAGGATTCATAAGTCTCGTCATAGTCATGAGACCAATATGGTCATAGGCTACGCCAAGTTGCGCCCCATAATTATTGAAGAGTGTGTTATACACATTAATGAAATCTCCGTCGATTGTTTCCACCGTAACTCCGTCTATTTCAAGTTCTGCCGACTGTATGATTATTGCACCCAGACCATTTGCATATTCCCATGCGCTGCTGGGATTACTGTAAAACATTCGTTTTGCTGCATATATATTTCGTGTCTGTTCATCTAGCCAATGGTCCAGGCGAATCTGTAGGGCGGTTCCGAGAAGGAGGTCACCAACTACAATGGAACCGAGGTCAAATGTGAAGCGTTGGGCAAAGGCGGCTGGGCCACGAAGAGCGACTTCTTGTACAGTGGAAGTGAAAGGAAGAAGACGGCGGTCGACATCTCTGGCGAACCAAGTCACACCTGTGGAAATAGGAAAGAGGTCATTTTCTTGCTGGTCTCTATCCACGAGGTCCAGAAGAGTTGTTATAGTTCCGCGGGCCCCTTGGGGCGGTAGAGGGGCTTGCAGAACATCGCCAGGGTCTGGCTCTGGTGGGGTATGTGTTCTAGAGCCGCCGCGAAAGGGGATAGGAGTTCCAGACATTCTTGTGCCAAAACTGGAAGTTGTTCCTACCACATTGCTTCCAGGCTGTGTAACACTACCACCTAGCCGTAGAATAGCATTAATAAGATTTTGCTTTAGTAAAAGTAGTTTACTAAGAGGTGTTGCTGGGCCTACAGAACCAGAACCAGGGCTAGGGACAGGGACAGAGCCAGAGCCAGAACCAGAGATAGGAGTTATATAAAGTTCCCAGTAGGGTCGCCAGTAGCTTCTAGATAAAGAGGGGGGTGTACTCGAATTATTGGCTAAAATAGATAAATATATGTTATTATCAGTAGCATCAAGCACTGCAGTATTAACAGTATATGATGCACCAGTTGACCATTGGGGAAATGAAGGAATCCCAAGAGGAGGGCTCGAATATAATTGCCACTCCGTTGGAGTAAGACCAGGGCCTTCTGTAGTATTGCTTGGTGCGATACAAATGTAAGTATTTTTATCAGAAAAATTAATCACCAAATCACCAATATCATATTGTGCGCCCATTACCCACATGCTGACTGCAGGTTTAACAGAACCAGAACCAGGCCCAGAGCCAGAACCATGTCTAGAACCAGACCCAGAACCATGTCTAGAACCAGGTGCAGAGTTCAATGAAGCAATTAGTTTATCAATAATTGCCTGTAGTTGCACTAGTTTTGCATTATACTCTGCAATCTTAGCGGCATTACTAGAGCCACTGCCGCCTGCGAGGAAGGCCGATACGCGACTCACACTATTGGGGTCCGTATCAGAGGTTGAACCGGAAGCTGTATTGACCCAATACAGGTTCCCACTACTATTTGCAACCTGGACCCAGTCCGATGACATCTATTCTATAGCCGAAGTTTGGTTTAGACCGCGTTAGTTTCCATATTTCAGAACGCCTCTATCACGTTCAATCGAGTAGAGTACCCATGATTCCACGACTGCAATCATCTCTGTAGAGGGTGCTCCCAGAATCGAATCATTCGGTATACCTGCCGCGAGACCCGTATAGAATGTCGGCCGGTCTGCTGTAGTAAAGTTAATAGTCCCTTCTGGCTGCCTATTCCACGGGGCCTGGCGTCCCTGGATGTCACCAAGGTCCCATGACATTTCTCCCAAACCAAATCCGGGGTCACGGTCCTCTTTTGCATGATGTGTAAGAGTATTCCAGATGTCGGGTGAGAATGCTGTTTCACGGTCTCGCCCCGCAATCAGAAGAGACTGTGTAGTATAATATTCGCCTCCTGAAATATCGGCATACATCTTCCACCTTCTACCGGCCCTAATATCATTATAAGTGCGCATAAACCAGAGGAGACGACCTGCAGGGTGTTGGGCGTCTATCCTCTTTTTTATAAAGGGGGTTGCTGCTGCGTAATCGAGTGGTCCGTAAGTGAATGTATTTTCATAAATGCGTTGAAAAGGGATTTCCAGGGGGGTCGAACGAAGAGCAAGCTGAGATTGCCCGTCTGTGTATATATGCCGCGTCTCGAGCTGAAGAGTGGGAGATGCGATTTCTGTACGAGTGAGAGCACGAAATGTGTAGGTAGGTGTCGTTGAAATCCCGAACGTCGACCCCCATGGTTTTGGTGCTACGGAGACAGTTGCATCAGAAGATTCTACGATTTCTTCAAGGGGTCGCAGCTCTAGACGGAGTTTGAAGGGTTGTCTGCGCATGGCAATACTGGGAAAACCATTTGACCCACCAATAAAAGGGAGTTCTAGACGGAGTCTGGGAGGAGTCGCATTAAATCCAATACTTCTAGGAGTACCATCATGAAATCCGAGAAGGCTATTTTCCATGTAAGCGGCATTTAGATTTCCACGCGCGGCCCTGGCTGCAAAAAGAGCATCTCCCGAAACTTCTTGAAGAAGCAATTTATCTTGAAAAATCTGAATCTTCTTGAACATGAAGTATCCAACTCCATTTGTATATCCTATAGTGTTCCCGTCCAAACCAGTAACCAATTTCGAACGATTCAGTGATGCCTCTTTTGGTGGCAACCAAGAGGGAAGGTCAATAAGAATAGTGGGAGACACAAATGTATCACCGGCTACTTCAAAGTCAAACTCGCAACTTCTTCCGAACTCGGCACCATTAAGAGGAGGAATCCGCCGTAGTTCTTGAATAGTTGGTGGAATACGGTCATACCGATTCTCAAATGCATTTACTGTTGTATCCGGATTTTTGGAAAAGAAGAAAGTGTCTTTATTTCCACGACTAATTGCTTCATAAAGCGCCCCTTCATTTCTCAGGCCAGCTCGACCAGCCATTCTGAAGAGTGTAAATATACTCTTATAAGCCACTCTTCGTTCAAACCACTCTTCGTTCAAACCGTATCACCCTCTCGAATCACACGAAGTTTGAGTGTCGCCGCCTTATTTGCAAACTTCGGAAGACGTAATTCGGCAATACGATTATGCTTGAACATATCAATATCCTTCTCGCACTTCTCACCATCCTGAACCCACTGTTTCAGAGCCGCCTTTATTTCGGGAAATCCAGGAGTCAAATCTGTGTAACCCATATTTCCAAGTTGTTTCAGAAGATGAATCGTCTCCTTCAGGCGGTCCGCTTTCGACTTTTCTTCTTGCGCAGATAAGACCCTCTTATTCACCTCTTTCACAACATCCTTCCCTTCGAGTGCAGACATTCTACTCTAGTCATCTTCATTTTGTTTAGATTCCCCCCTCTAAGATAGAAGGATGTCCGATACATTTCAACTAATACTATTAGTTTTGTGTATCATAATCATATGTGCAGTATTGCTGTTAAATAGGGGACCGAAATATCAAATTCCAAAAGTAATATGGCTCTACTGGGACGAGGAGAAGAAGCCACCGTTGATAGAGGCAATACATAAATATAATCTGCCAAAGATGGAAGGGTGGGAGGTCCGTTTCCTAAATAAAGAATCTATTCACAAATATGTGGATGCGCAAGAATATCCTGCGAACCTTGCAGACCAGAAGATTCAACACCAATCTGACTGGTACAGGTTATATCTCCTCTCCAAATACGGCGGATGCTGGATTGACGCCTCGATTATCCTGAATGACCCAGAAGCACTCGACAGTATCTGGGACCGCTCTACTGAAATGCGAGCAGATATAACTATTTTCGGAACAAGTTCTTACAATGAAGACGAAGGAAATATTTATAAAAAGTTCTCGCATTCCAGTGGTATGGATATACCTCTTGTTATTGACAACTGGTTCATTATGGCACCTCTACATAGTGGTATTGCATCAAAATGGTTTGAAGAGTTTAATACTGCAATGCAACAGGGCCTCTTATCTTATAAGAGAATGTGTGTGGAAGAGGGAGTTGATATAAGCGCAATCTATTTCACGGATGAAGACGATACATATTTAACAATGCACATGTGTATTCAAAAAATAATGCAGAAAGACCTGACGGACCTTCCTCCTATCCTTGTCCTTGACTCTCGCGATTCAATGTTTAAAATCCATGAAGAATGCGAGTGGAAGCAAGAATGTATTGAAGAAACTGTTCTAGAAGAAGAGTCGCGTGAACTCCCCTATATAAAACTCATGTCGACAAATCGCACGGATGCGTTAATGGCGTATTTTTAGGAGCCAGAGGAGTTAATCGCACACTGATTCGAGGAACACCGGTACTCCCTGGCACCCCGTCAAATGTGCAATCATATGTGAAACCAGTAAGAATGCCCGAAAACTGGCTTTCATCCTCCTTTTGAAAGACATAGGTGTGTACGCCAAGATCCATAAAATCATTCAGCGGGAACTTTCCAGAAACCAACTTGACTACTTCACCCTTTACAAGAGGCGCGGGTGGCGCTTCAATCTCCCCGTACACGGGTGTTTCAACACCCAAAATCTTAAACTTCATATTATTTATGTCAATCAAATCAAATGAAACAATGGGCTCCATTATATGTACAAAGATTGTCCGTGCATTTAGATTCAATTTTGTTCAATCCAAAGCGTTTGCATCATTCTCCGCCCCTGCCTCTAAAATATCGAGCCACTTGTAGCCCCTCTCATAAAGTAGATTGTCAATCTTTTCTTCCCTGGAGTGTTCATGTGAAAGCACGCAAATGTCATGGTCCTTTGTCCATTTAGGCCACTTTACCAGAGTTGCCTCTAGAGCATTGAAGATGGAAATGTTAGAATCGAACAAGCAAAACTGGGAGAGGGAGTGATTCACGAAATAATAGGAAGTATCAGGCATGATGCGTGCTTTCATTAAAGGAACGCATCATGATTAAATTTTACTAGCTTTTATTGCCCGCAGCCGCATCCTACATTGGCGCAGCTATTGCATACCTGGGAACCCATTACAACATTCTGCTTCTCTTCGTAGCTGGGATACGTTGTAACACAAGGGGTAAGGCTGGTACATGCGGCCTGGGCATTCGCACAAGCAGTCTGGCCGGCAAATACCACCGTTTTGTAATAGGAATATACCGCAATCCTCTGCTTCTTTCTCAGTAAATCACCGGCGTCCATACCCGTATCTAAAGAGGGGAAAGATATTACATTCAGGAAACAATGTGCGGGATTTTATATTATATGGGTCAATGGTTACTTGATAAACCTGGGGCTCTAACTGCGGCACTTGCTGCACTAGTTGCACGGGGACCAGAAGGAATTGACCATTTGCACATGGGGGAATTTGGTACACTCGGATTTACGCGCCTGGCGATTAATGGTCTGAATGAGAGTGGAATGCAACCTATGGTAAGACCGGACATAAAGTGGGTGTGCAATGGAGAAATCTACAACTGGCTCGAGCTTACCATTCAGCACGGACTCGGTAATCTGTCGGGGTCTGATTGCCATATTCTGGGGGAACTCTATAGGAAGTTACGGGGGCAAGATGTATCTATAGCAGGATTTTTCAGAGCACTAGACGGAGTTTTTGCGACAGTCATGGTAGATTTCGACCAGAAGCAAGTAATTATTGGAAGAGACCCTTTTGGCGTTCGACCCTTGTATCGCGGTTCCTGTCGCGTAACTGGCGTTCCTGTGTTTGCATCAGAGATAAAAGCCCTTCTGCCTCTGTGCGACGATGCGACGCCTTTTCCGCCAGGTCATTACCAGACTATAGCGTTCGGCATTGGTTTGAACGGAAACTTCCTGGAAATGCAGCCGCGCCCTTTTCACGCGCCGTCAATAGTTAAACAACCGCGCACACTGGATTCGTGCCTCTTAGCGGTAAGGGACTCACTCACTGCAGCTGTAGAGAAGCGTGTGAGGAATACTGAGAGAGAGATTGGTTGCCTCCTGAGTGGCGGGCTTGACAGCAGTTTGATTGCAGCTCTTGTTCAAGTAGAACTTCAGAAAAGTGGCAAAGTACTGAAAACATTCAGTATTGGAATCGCCGGTAGTTCTGACCTTGCTTATGCCAGAAAAGTTGCGTCCTGGATTCATTCTGACCACACCGAAGTAGTGGTGACTGCCGAAGAAATGTTCAATGCCATTCCCGCAGTGATTTGGGCAATCGAATCGCATGATACGACGACAGTGCGGGCGTCTGTACCAAATACTCTGCTTGCAAAGCATATTCGCGAGACAACTAGTTGCAAAGTGATTTTTAATGGCGATGGTTCTGACGAAGTTTGGGGGTCGTATTTGTATTTTTATAATGCTCCATCAAATGAAGCATTTGAAGAAGAGTCACTGCGGCTTTTGAATGATATTCATATGTTTGACGTTCTTCGTTCGGATAGAAGTATTTCATCAAATGGTTTGGAACCGCGGACACCCTATCTCGACAAGCAGTTTGTAGCAACTGTACTGAGCCTTCCTACTGAATATAGGAGGCCTAGACGCGAAGGATTTGTAGAGAAGTGGTGTTTACGCAAGGCGTTTGAGCTCGATGGGCTTCTTCCTCCTGAAGTATTATGGAGAAGAAAGGAAGCCTTTTCAGATGGTGTAAGTGGTGAGAGGTCTTGGTATGATATTGCACGTGAACTTGCTGGAAAAAAGATGGGCGAGAATTGGAATCAAAATTACATATATCCATCCACGGCGACAGTAGAGCAGGCGTATTATTTCAAGATGTATTGTGAGGGATTCGGGTCGTACACTATTTCGACAAATGTCCCCTATTACTGGATGCCGCGGTGGACGCCAGGTGCAACAGACCCTTCTGCAAGGACGCTGGATTTATATAGGGAAATATAAAACTTACACGGTAATAGAGGGAATGACTGCCCCAGAACTTCCATGTTATTG